GTGACAGTTAAGCTAGAAGACACATACCGTCGCTTAGCTNGCGAGCGCGAGCCGTATCTGTCACGAGGTCGGCTATGTGCTGGCCTTACTATTCCTTCCATCCTTTCCGAGGAAGGTCAAGACGGGAGCACCCAGTTTGCAGTCCCATACAATGGCTTTGGTGCCCGAGCAATCAAGCAGCTTGCAGCCAAGATGCTACTGGCTCTGTTCCCGCCTTCACAGCCCTTTGTACGCATTCAGATTGACGACAAGCATCTAGCTAAGTTCGATTTGGATGAAACAGGTAAAGGGCAGCTTGAGCAAGCCTTATCAAAGACCGAAGAACAACTGGTCTCAGAGGTTGAGCAGCGTGGTCTGCGTAATGTGCTTTATGAAGCCATGAAACAACTTCTGGTCACAGGCAACACGCTTCTATTTGTTGGTCGTAATGCTACACGGCTTTACCGCTTAGATAAATACGTGATGCGTCGTAATGCGGATAATGAAGTCTATGAAATGATTGTCTCAGAAGACATTGAGTTTGAAGACCTTCCCGACGACCTCAAGAAGCACGTAGCTGAGCAACAAGAGAACGACCCCGACGCCAAGAAAGAGATTAAGGTGTATACCCACATTTACCGAGAAGGTAAGAGATGGAAAAGCCACCAAGAGGTCATGGGTGTCGTCGTTGAGAAAAGCCAATCGACATACCGCGAAGACCGCTGCCCGTGGATTCCTTTGACGATGAATCTGGTTGACGGTGAGACCTATGCGCGTTCTTTCACAGAAGAACATCTAGGCGATCTTAATACGCTTGAGTCATTAACCAAAGCAATCACACAGGCGTCAGTTGCTGCATCCAAGGTTGTATTCCTAGTGCGACCAAACGCCTCAACACGACCCGCAAACATCCAGAAAGCGAAGAACGGTGAGGTAATCCAAGGTGATGCTGATGACGTGTCATGCCTTCAATTAGACAAGGCACACGATCTGTCTATCGCTAAGACCTTATCCGCTGAGATTACTGCGGGACTGTCTGAATCATTTCTGATGAACAGTGCTGTAAGGCGTGACGCTGAGCGAGTGACAGCCGAAGAAATTCGCGTTATGTCACGAATGCTTGAAGAATCTCTAGGCGGCATCTATTCGCAGCTTGCAGGTTCCTTGCAGCTCCCCTTAGTCAACGTCCTTCTTGGTCACATGGCACGAGAAGGGACGCTCCCACACTTCCAAAAAGGTGTCTTCAAGCCTGTAGTTCTTACAGGTGTCGAAGGGCTTGGCCGTGAAGCTGACCTCAACCGCTTGAACATGTTTATTAACTTGATTCAGCAAGTAGGTACAGAAGCGGTCGCCAGCGAAGTGAACATGGGCGAGCTGTTTAAGCGTTACGCTGCGTCGCTGTCAATCGACACGGCTGGCTTAATGAAGACCCCCGAGCAGAAACAGATGGAAGCGCAGCAAGCACAGGCTATGCAAATGGCAGATAAGGTCGCGCCTCAAGCTATCAATGCGGCTGTGAGCGAACAAGCTAAACAGTAAATTAATACGCCCTCCAAGCCTATGCACAGCAAGCTCAAATTGTGAGGGCATTCCAATGTAGACGAGAAACCAAACAAGCCCCTAATCCACACAGTGCCTAGACCTCTGTTTCCAAAGTTCTCTGTATCTCTGGTCTCATATCTAGGCGATCTAATACACGTCTACGGGGCTTCCCAAACACGGAGACAACGACTATCGGACAACAAGAGCAAGCACAAAGCGAAATGAGTGCAGAAGATAAGGCGGCACTTGAAGCCTCTCAAGGTGCGTCAGTTCAAGGCGCAGGCGGCCAATACGTCGAAACAGAGCACGAAGCTGACACAGGCGAGAAATCGCAAGAGCAGCTAGATGCTGAAAAGGCCGAGCTACAGGCTCAACTCGATGAAGCTCTGCAAGGCAAAGAAAGCCAAGACGACGCAGAAGAAGAAGGGGAGTCGAACGAAAATGAAGAAGACCCCGAAATCGCTGAGATGCGCGAACGTCTGCAAGAGTATGAGCAGAAAGAGGTGGAAAGTGCCGTCTTTAATATCGCTGGCGGTCAAGAGCAGTACAGCGAAATGGTGCAATGGGCTGAATCTGGTCTACCTGCTGAGGAAGTAGAAGCCTACAACTCAGTGATGGAAAAAGGCACCAAAGAGCAGAAGATGCTGGCAGCCCGAGCACTTAAAGCTATCTATTCAAGCGAAGTAGGTGTCGATGGTGAACGCCTTGGTGCCGCTAAACGCACATCGACCGAGAACACTGCGTTCCAGAGCGATGACGAGCTTTATGCTGCAATGGCAAACCCGCTGTATAGCGAAGACTCACCCGCTGGCGAAGCATACCGCCAAAAGGTACAGACCCGCATGGCTAACATGCCAATCTCACAATCAATGGACGGCTGGGTTCGAGCCTAACCGTTAAACACTAAGTCTTACACAAGACACCCGAGGCCACACGTTGGGATTCCTAGCGCGTGGCGTTTTCATATCTAAAACAGGAGAAACACTATAAGCAATACTTTCCCTACCCAACAAACCGTCTCACGCACTGGTCAGGTGAACAAACAGGGCAACTCCCGTGCTCTCTTTCTCAAGCTGTTCGCTGGCGAAGTGCTTACCACCTTCAAGAGCAACAACATTGCTCTAGGTCTCACCCGAGTTCGCACAATCTCGAATGGTAAATCTGCCAGCTTCCCAATGATTGGCAAAAACCGTGCGTCTTACCACACACCAGGCAAATTGATTGAAGGCAACAAGATCGGCCACGCTGAGCGCACTGTCACTATTGATGACGTCGCTGTTGCTCCCGTGTTCATTGCTGACATTGACGAAGCGATGACCCACTACAGCTACCGTGGTCAGTATTCAGAGGAAAACGGTGGCGCACTAGCTGAGCTGGTCGATAAGAACATCTTCCGCATGATTGCTAAGTCTGCGTTCATCACTGACAAGACCAAAGCCGAAGCAGAAGGCTTAATGGCTCTGGAAGACGAAGACTTTACTCAGAACGTAACCGTTAAGACCAAAGCCGATGGTTCTGTAGACGGTGGCGAGCTTGTAAGCGCAATCTTTAAAGCGCGTACTGTTATGCGTAAAGCAAACATCCGCCAGACCCCAGTGTGCGTTCTACCGCCTGAGCACTATGAATCGCTTGTGAACATTCAAGACACCAACAAGGTTACTTGGATGAACAAAGATGTAGGCGGTGCTGGCTCAATGGCAGACGGCTCTATTGCCCGTGTGGCAGGCATTGCGGTGCTTGAGTCTAACCACGTGCCACAGCAAGACGAATCTGCTGGCCTTGTTGATACCCCTGAGCCAATCGGTGATGAAACCATTGGATCGGGCAACGAGCGTAAATACCTTGGCGACTTTAGCAAGGTTATCGGTCTTATCTTCACTCCTGATGCTGTCGCAACTGTGAAGTTGATGGACATTCAGACCCGTGAAGTAGACGAGCCATTGCGCTTGGGTACGACTCTGCTGTCTAAGCTATGTGTCGGCCACAACATCCTACGCCCAGCTTGTGCAATCGCACTGCTTAAAGGCTCAACCACTGCTGTTAAGAAAGCAGGCGGTTCAGCTTAATTAAATGAAAACCAAAGGGAGGCTTAACGGCTTCCCTTTTTTTTGCTTTAAGGAGACACTTATCGAATACACACAGTTAAACACGTCTCTCTATCCGCTGACCTACTTAGGATCGGTTAACCGCCTGCTCATGAGTATTGGCGAGGCACCCGTTAACTCCATTGGTGTTGGTCTCTCTGAATCGCGTTTGGCGCAAATCACGCTAGACAACGTGAGCCGTGAAGTACAAAAGCGAGGTTGGTGGTTTAACACAGAAGTTATGACCATTCACCCGAACAATGAGAACGTCCTACAGCTTCCACACAACACGCGCTCACTGAATAGCGGTGGCCGTCGGTATGTCATGCGTTACGGCCAAGTCTACGACAAACATCACAACACCTATAAGTTCACGCAGTCCATGCCTTTCGAGCTTGTGCTGGCGCTTGAGTGGGACGCTTTGCCCGAGACAGCCCGAGCATTGATTACCGCTAAGGCCGCAATGCGATTCCAGAGCGAGACACTTGGATCTGCACAGGTGAACAACGAGCTTGCCACAGAAGCAAATATGGCACTGATGGAGCTTAACGAAGAAGAAACAGAAGCGGTCTCATACAACATCTTTGAGAACGCAAACCTAATGCAAGACGCTTATATGTATCGGAGGCGCTAACTGTTAATCAACAATGAAATCCCCGACCTGATTGGTGGTGTCTCTCAGCAAGCACCACTGCTACGCTTCCCCAACCAAGCTGACGAGCAAGTTAACTGTTCAAACAGTCCTATTGCTGGTATGTCAAAACGGCCTCACTCAAAGCTGGTCGCAAAGCTTGAGGCGCAAGGTGCGGGAATGATGGACATGAAGACCCACTTCATGCTGAGGGACAGCATCGAGCAGTACGTTTATGGTGTCAGCGATGGACAGCTACATGTTTACGACCTGCGCACAGGCTACAGCTACCCCGTAAAGAACACGCCTGAGTATTACCTCGATAGTGGCAGTACGCCAGAGCGCGAGGCGTTTAAGTTCCTGTCGTTGGGTGATGACACATACATCCTGAACACCACGGTGCCCGTCCAAATGGACTACACAAAGCTAGGCGACGGGAACGCTGAGGTGAAGAAAGAACGCTACAGGATTAACTTGCGGAAGACGGCCAACGTCGCTAACACAGTCCAAGAGAACACTGTCTCTTACACCAAGACCGAGATTAAAGGCGGTCAGATTGACGCAGTTCTGCACGTTGGTGATGACCGTCTAAAAGTAAACCTCGATTACAACGACCCACACTTCCAGCAAAAGCTGGTCAATACGTTACGCGGTAACGATTATAAGGCGTGGCAGGAAAACCGCACGACTGTCTTTGAGGTGCCTGTTGGCACGCCCGTATCAGTTGACGATTACAGCACGATTGACGTTGAGTATTCCTATTACTACGACAACGGCACAAACGACATGCTTGTCGATACTTTCCAGCCCGACGGCTATAAATACACGACCCGCACGTACACACATCAAATGCTCCATGTTCACCCACATGGCAAGTCTGTGGTCGTTCCCAAGACAGAAACGCCTGTCGCTTACGTCTGGATTAAACAGACAGACTACGCTGTGACATACACGGTGACGCTCAACGGGCGCACGTCGCAGATTGAGACCCCCGAGGCGACAAGTAACCGTGCAAGGGCAGGGCTTAACACTGAGAAGCTAACACAAGACCTAGCGTCTAAGATTAATGCCTCTCGGGGCAGTCATGGCTGTGTCGCTGAGGTCTGGAACACTGTTATCAAGATTTACCACGGCACAGGCTCGGACTTCGACATCGAGGTGACTGATGGTCTCTATAACGCTGCTTTGAAAATGGCTAAGGGAGCCGTACAGTCAAAGAAAGAGCTGCCGCCTTATGCTTCTGAGGAAACCATCATTCGCGTGGCGGGTGAAACAGACTCAGAAAATAATGGCTACTATGTACGCTTCAAGCAGGAAGGCGGTGTGTGGGAGGAAACGGTCAAACATGGCCTTGCCAACCATATCGACGCTAAGACCATGCCGCACATTATCCGACGGCTTCAAGACTTCCAATACGTCAACGACGATAACCCTTATGGCATTTACTTCGACGTTGAGCCTGTTGAATGGAGTCCCCGAGCAGTCGGTGATGAAAACACTGTGACCGTTCCATCGTTTGTCTCGGAGCAGGACGAGGAAGGTAATATCACTGCGTCCCGCTACATCACCACAATGGCTTTCTACCGTGGCCGCTTATGGTTTCTTGGCGGAGACTATGCAAGTTCATCGGTCGTTAATGACCGGCACAACTTCTTTCAGTCTACTGCTATTCTGCTGAGTGATGACGATCCGATTGACGGCTTTATCGACCTCACAGAACACGCAGAGACCATTCACAGTGCGACACCTACAGATAGTGGCCTGTTGGTCTTCACGAGCCGTGCGCAGTATCTGATTACCTCACAAGGCTTGCTGTCGCCTATCACGTTTGAGTTCAAGCAGGTCTCGACCTACGCCTCAGACAGTCGAGTGACGCCACAACCAATCAGTGACCGCGTGGCCTTCATCACGCAGCGTTCAGACTACGCAGCACTGCAAGAATCCTTTGTGCTGGACACATTGATGCAGCGTTCCGCTTCTGACTTGACCTCGCACGTCCCTGAGTACGTCCACGGAAATGTTCACAACATCTTGGCGTCTTCCACGGTGAACACAATGTTCCTTATCATGCGCGACCTTCAAGGCAACGCAATCGACACTGTGTACGTCTACGACTTCCTACGTGACGGCAATAAGCGCGTCCAGTCGTCATGGTCTAAGTGGCAATTCCAAGGCCAAGTGGTTGACGGTGTACTTACACAAGAAGCTGTCTACTTCATTATCCGTCGTCAGCACTTCTATGAGAACGAGGAAGGCGAGCAAGCGGTAGACGTGTGGTACAACATGGAGCGTGTCGATCTGGTCACTGACGAGGTACGCAACGAGTTAGGACACCCAGTCTTTCTTGATGCTCTACAGGTGTCTGATGAAGAACCCCAAGACCTGAAACAAGGGGAGGCTAAAAAGCGATTTAAAGGTAAGTGGTATCGTGGGTATCCATACCAGCAATACTACAAGTTCTCACCTTTCTATCTACGGCCTCAAAACTCAAAGACAGGTGAAACAGGTGGCCGCTTACAGTTGCGACGCTTAACGCTCAACTTCGACAAAACAACGTCGTTCCACCTCACTGTTCAGACCCTTGGCCGCGAAAAGCGTGAAATCTTTTTCCAAGGCCGCGTTTTGGGTGATGTGCGCAACATCATCGGCAAGGTGCCTGTAGTGGACGGTAAGCGAACCTTCCCGCTACTTGGATCGTCTGAAAGTATCTCTGTGTCTATCCGAAACGACTCAGTGTTTGATGCCCGTTTCCAGTCAGGTTACTGGGAAGGTGTCTACCACAACCGAGCGAGACGCTTTTAATACACACAAGACGCTATAAAGATAGCGACTGGCAACACCTAATTGAAGGCTTAAAGGAGACCGACCGAAAAGAGCTACGTGCTTTCTATGAAGGTAGCGAGGCGCGTGGCCTTACTCTATCGGTTGAGCTTTCAGAGGTTGCACAGGTAATCACTGACGACCACGACAAGCCGCTTGCTATCGGTGGCTGGTCTCATTCCCCACATGGTGCGATTGTTTGGCTACTTACTGATGACAATGCCAGAAGCTACGCCAAGTTACTCACTCAATGCGCACTTGATGTAATCCAAGACGCTTTCGACCACGGCTATCAGACAGCCTATAACCACGTTGCGACGGAGAATAAACGCTCTATCAGGTGGTTAAAACGGATCGGCTTTAAGGAAGGCCACTCGTTTGAGGTCGAGGGCGTCCCCTTCACCACAATATATAAATGGAGGTGCAACACATAGACCCATTCACAATGGCGGCAATCGCTGGCGGTGTCTCTGCTGGTTTCAACTTTCTCGGACAGAAAGACCAAGCAGAAGCGATGGAAAAGTACAACAAACAAATGGCTGAGAACAAGACAGTCGCACTCAGCTACAAGAACCGTGGTGTGCTCACTCAGCTACGACAAGCAGAAGACGCATACGCCACAGACAAGCTAAATACCAAACTCAAAGCAGTTCAAAAGCAAGGCCGCGCAATGGCCGCAAGTGCTGATAGTGGCGGAGGTGGTCGCAGTGTCGGTCAGATTATGACGGCATTGGAGAACGACGAGACCCGTACACTCAACAACATTCAAGACAGCCTTGAGAATACCCGTGCAACGGCTGCTGAGACCATTGAAGGTAACCAGTATTCGACGGAATCAAGCATCAAGTCAAACTGGCGCGATACCTCTGTGAACGTCTTTGATTCAATCCTTGCAGGTGCTAAGACAGGTTTATCTATCTATGGCATGGCTGGGGGCAGCTTTGGCAACCCAAGTGGCAACCCAAGTGGCGGCACAGGCAATAACTTACAAATAGGAGGCACACAATAGCACGTAGAGAACGTATCCAGACGGGCGTCAGTACGCAACGCCCACTAGTTACAAGCGTACCGCCTAACCAATACGTGCGCGGGGCAAGCGGTGACAGAGCTTTGCTAGAGCAAGCAGAGCGTAAGTCAGGCCAATACCAAGCACTAGACCAGATCGCTTCAACGGTTGCAGGAGGTGTCGCAAAGCAGCACAAAGCTGAGCAAGACGCAGCCTATCAGAAGCAGCTAGAGGCGCACGAGGCTGCTGAGGAACACCGCCAAGGCGTCATTAAGAACCTCACAGAAGCGCAGTTGCAACGCCTGTCGCCTCAAATGGCTAACATGACGGCCAATGAGAAGGCGGCCTTCATCCAAGAAGACGAGCAGATGCAAGAGCTGTTTAGTCGCTATAGTGCTGATGAGACAGAGAATAAGCGTTTCCAGCAAGAGTTCATCACAAGCCGCCTTACTGACTGGACAAAGGAAGACACCGAGAACGTACAGAGCCGTGAGTTTAACCGTGTGGCCTCTACGGCTGTAGAAGGGACGCTAAGCCTTGTTGACGCTGACAAGGAGCCTGATGCTGTCACGGAAGACATTTACCAGAACATCAAAAAGGCTCCCAAGTTTGGCAAGAAAAAGGAAGACGTAGCGGGTGTTTATGTGTCTTACATCAAGAGTGCGCTACAGGGTGGCACTGAGGAAGAAAAGCTAGGAGCTATCGAGCTGTATCAACGTATGCAGCCAATCCAGAGCCAGCTAGGCGAGCAAGCCGAAGACTTCCGCAACCTTGGCGTGAAGATACGCAAGACCAACGAGACCTTGCAGCAAGCGCACTTTGAGAAGCAATCACGCTTTGCTCAAGCGAATATCGACGCAGCTATCAAGAGTGGTGACGTGGGACAGGTTGAAAAGCTTGTTGAGCACTATTCGGCTGCTGACATGTTTAGCGAGAAGCAGATTCGTGGTTTCTACTCCCGAGCAACGACCAACGCGAGGGAAGTACAGAAGCAGCAAACGCTGGTACAGGACACGCTTAATGCTAAGAAGTTGGCAGACAATACCGACGTCTCAAAGTCTGACTTGAAGCAGGCTGACAAGGTACTGGCTGGCTCTCTGTTTGTCACTGATGAAAATGGTGCGCCAACAATCAGCGATACCAACTTGGTGAATTTGGTCGATGGTATGGCCGTCAACCCTGATGTGTCTTATAAGCGCGTCACAGACAAGCTTTTTGGTGGCTTGGACTTTGCCGCTGAGACAGACAAGGAAGGCAACCCGTCCCCGCGTCTGGTCAAGTCTGTTCAGTACGCTCAACGCATTGGCGACATGAAAGGCGTTACATTCCTAAAAGAGCGCATGGGATCGCGTCGTTACAACCAGTTCGCCTTGCTACGAGCTGCAACTAATGACGAATACGACAACCCACAGACCTTCAAGGAAGGCCAAGAGCTTGTAAAACGCGCCACAGCCTACCAAGAGAAGAACGGCAAGCCCAATATCACAGAGACCGTTAAGAGTGACCTTGTAGATGCCCTAGAGGACTCTGGCGACATTGAGCAAGAGACCGCACAGGCTTTCATTGAGCAGAACGAGCAGCAAGCCCAGCTATTCCTATCAGCTTTTCAAGGTGACGGTGAACGAGCTGGTCAAATGCTTGGCTCTCTGGTCGGTGATGACGTGGCCGAGTACCAAGACAAGGAGATTATGAATGGTGCCGCTGTGTTCGACACATTAAAGCAGAACGTCCACTACAAGTCAGAGGAAGTGGTCGATAGCATCCTAGAGCCTTTAGCTGTTGAAGCTGGTCTCGATATTGATGACCTCGAAATCACAGTTAATCCCGACAACAAAGCTGAGTGGCGCATCAATGCAGAAGACGGCTCTCTAGGCATCTTTGGCAAGACTGTGAACATGCTCGAAGAAGCCGAGAAGCTTGATTCCGACGTCTACATGACAGCAAGCGAGAAGTCTGAGCAAGAGAAAGACGAGGCTGAGGCCAAGGCTGCGGCTGCACGTCAAAAGGCTAATGAAGAAGCAGAGCGGCGTCTAGAAGGGCAGGCTATGGCCGCTTCAATGGCCGCGTGGGATGAAAGCCGAGGCAAGCCGAAAGGAGGCAACAAGGCAGCTAGTCAAGCCAGCTTCTTCAAAGACTTTGATTTATAAACAGGAGACCAATGAAAAACACGCTTTACACAAACAAGCGCACTGAGCAGACAGAAACAGGACGCAAAGAGAACCTTGGTGTGATTGAAGGTGTGGCTACGGGCATGGACGCCCTTAGCTGGATGACCCGATACGACATTGAACAAGCGGATAAGCAAGGTTATAGCGCAGAGCGTGACCTTAATTTTGACCCTAAGAACCACGAGCGAGCCAAAGAAGCACGTGAAAAAATTCAAGACCCCGACACCTATCAAGCCGTCCTTGAGTCGTCAAATGCTGCGGAGTTTGAGTATAACCTCGATAAAGCCTTGTTTCGCCAAGAGGCACAGGAGAAATTAGCTAAGTCTGAACACCCTATGGCCTATGGTCTGGCGGGTGCCATGCTTTCGCCTGAAACATTCATACCAGTGAGCGGCCAATTAGGTAAGCTGGCAAAACCTGTAGATCTTATCAAGTTTGCAGCACACGGACGCAAGGCCAAGGCGGCTGTAGCAGCCAAGGACGCAGCAAAGGCTGGTCTAGGGGCTGGCGCTATCGGTGCCTTACGTGCTGAAAGTGACGCCTCTTACACTAAATATGACGCAGCGATGGATGCAGCCGTGGTAGGTGGTGCGTCTCTGGTCATGGGCGGTGCCTCTGCATTCCTGAAAAACAAGAAGGGCGTGAAGCTTGCCAAGGAGCAAAGACAGCTAAGCCGTGCCGCTTTCGCTCAAAAAGAGACACAGAGCGCAAAGACAGCGATGGACGTGCTCGAAGGAAAACTCACAGACAACCGCCTCAAAGCCACTGAGACACGCGCAGCTCAAGAGACAGCCAAACACACAGCCGTTAGCGATTTGTCTTCACGGAGCACTGCACAGTTGCGAGAAAAAGCATCTAAGAAGCTAAAACGCAGCGAATACCGTGACCTGTACCGTCAGATAGACCAGATGGAGCCGTCAGACCAGGCTAAGATAATCAAGCAGTCACGCGACAATGTGACCGCACGTCAAGCAGTGGACGCGCTCTACAATGGACGCAAGGCCAAGCTACAGCAACACCTCGAAGCCTTGGAAGCTGAGAACGTCCTCTTTAACCGTACCAATGGTTTACCCGACGACCTCAAACCAGAGGAAATCCCAAGCTTTCGCAAGAACCAAGTACAGCAAAGCATCGAGCAGAGCCATAGTTTACTTTCCCGTCGTGCGATGCTGGCGCAAGCGTCGAACCCCGAGGCACGAGCAGCTATCTATGACAGCTACATCAAGCAGCTAGATGACAGTTATGCCTCAATGGTCGATGTGTATAAGCGTTCAGGCGGCACTGTGGCTAAGAATGAGGAAATGCTTTCAAAGATGCGTAAAGAGGTCACAAAGACCGTTGACGCTGAACAACGCGGCTTCAAGTACGCACTAGACGGCCTCAAGCAAGGCAAAGTGACTCCTATGGTCAACTCAACGCTTGGCTGGGTTAACGACTACCAGCGACAGTTGCGTAGCTCTAACAGCGAATATCGCAAGCTTATCAGTGAGTTATTACAAAGTTCAGTCGATGGTGGCCGTTCAGTGGCCTCAGTGGCAGAGAATAATTATCACGATCTGGTCAGGCACTTAGACAAATGGTCTGCAAAGTCTTTCCGCAAAATGGGTAAGGACTTCAAAAAGACCAACCCTAACGATGACGTGTTTGAATACATCTCAGATATGGTCGAAGGGTACAAGGTGCCGCGTGCAGAGCACGAGAAGGCTGTGAGGGACGCATACCGCGACTTCTTCAAGGAGACCCTAGAGCGCGTTAAGACCTATAACCCAAACTACACGACACAAAGCGAAGGCACGTACTTTGCTCGTTACTTAGACCGTGATGCTATCTATCGGTTGCGCGGTGAGGGTAAACAGGTGGCTGTCATTAAGGCACTTGAGAAAGGTATCCGCAAAGCACAGTACCGTGAGCTTGCAGAGGCTTATGGTGACGAGCTTGCAGAGAAGCTTGTGAAGAAGGGCGCAGAGGGCTACTGGAAGAAGCTAGAACGGCTTTTGAAGGCCACTGAGCTTGATTCGTCGAAGATGGAAGACGACCAGTTAATCAAACATCTAATTGATGACGGTGACAAACTCAACGACCTAACACCCGAGGAAATTCTAGACGAGTTAGACGAGGAAACACTAGGGCGCTTGGTTGGTGATAAGGTGCCAAATGGCAACCGTCCAGACCGCTTCAAGACACGCTTAAAGCTGAACCTCGACGTTGAAGCTGATGGAGTACAGTTAAAGCAACTATTCAACCGTAATGCTCCCGACGTGGCACAACGTTACGCCCGTGAAATGGCAGCTTGGATGGGCTTTGCTGAGAAAGGCTTTTACACGCCTGATGACCTCTTAAAGTCAGTTGAGAAAGTGCGTAAGTCAGGTGTCGATAACAAGACGGCCATGAAGGAAGCCGAAAAGGCTATGCAATACATCGGCATGGTCAAAGGTGTTCCAACCTTCAAAGACAGCACACTTAACTCACTGGCTCAAGGAATGATGGCTACCGAGTACGTCCTTCGCATGGGTATCGCTCCCGTTATGGCTCTCTTTGAGTCAGGCCGTACAACTGCGATGATGATGTCAGACGCATTCAGGAATATGCCTTTCGTTAGCACTATGGCGCGGGATATTCACAAGAAGCTTAGCCATGAGGAAGCGGTCGAGCTTGGCGATGACCTATCAGCCCTGATGCAGCACAGGCACCAACCGTCTATCTACTTTTCTTCACGTGCAGACGTGCAAGAAGACACAAGCGCAAGGAAATTCGTAAAGTATAGCCGTGAGCTATCAGACCGCTGGTCACGAGTTAACTTCATGGAGCAGATAGACCGCAATGTGCGCAGCATGGCGCTCAACACAGCCCACCAACGGCTAATCAAGCACCTCACGCAGAACAAGGATTTAGGAAAGCTTATCGACCTTGATTACATCGGCCTCGACTTTGACATGAAGCAGGCAATCAAGAGTGAAATGAAGCGAACCGTTAAGAAGCACAAAGGCATTGCTGGCGACTTCTACACGGTTGATTTTGATAAGTGGGATAAGTACACCTTACTGCGTTACAAGGAAGCATTGAACCAAGCCGAACGTCGCATGGTGCAAAAGAGCTACATGGGTGAAAGCACAGGCGAGCGTTTACCGCCAATCGCCCGTATCTTCCTACAGTTCCGTGGCTTTGGTCTAACTGCTATCGGTAAGCAGTTCACGGCTGACGTGGCGCAAGCTGAAAAGCAAGGGCTTACTGGTTACGGTGAGCTGGCGTCATCATGGTTGACTATGGGCATCTTTACACAGCTTGGCCTTGAAACCCGCTCACGCCTCGCAAACGCTGGTCGTGAAGACTACGAGCAAAAGGTGACAGAGCAGACCACAGGCGCGAATGGCTGGGCTAACTGGTTACGCTATCATCCATCTCTAGGTTTCACGCGAGACCTGATGGACGTGACTATTGGATCCAAGTTGGTGAGAAACCTGATTGGTGAAGATGAGTACGAAATGCGTTTTGGTAAGGTCTATCGCTCGACTGGTTATTCAAACCAAGGCTTTCTTGAAAGTACGCCTGTAGGCTCAACTCTGAGCGAGCTGAAAGGCGTGTTAGAAGACCCCGAAAGCTTTGACCCTTCATACTTCATGCCCGACGCTGCAATCACTCGATTCCTTAACAATATCGCAACTAAATAAAACCACAGGCGGCCTCAGTGCCGCCTTTTAACTTATAAGGAGAATGCTATAAGCGAATACAAAAGCAATGGCACTTACTACTCACGAGTCCATTACTTTGCAAAGGCAGGCGAAGACCGCTTTGCCATAACCTTCAAATATAACGACCGTAAGACTGTCTCAGTTTATCGTGATAACGATTTGCTCGCTCAAGACATTGGCTATGAGTTTCTAAGCAGCCACACAATCAAGCTTAAAGAGCCAGTGCAGCAAGACGGTGTACGTATCACGATCCGACGGGATACAGACCTTCGAGACCGTGCAGTGGACTTTGTGAACGCGGCTGAGCTGACAGAAGCCGATCTTGATAACTCTGCTGCACAGGTTTTCTATGCGATGCAGGAAGCGCAGGACAACTCACAAGACACTATCGCACCTGACCCTGTAGGTAACTGGGATATTCACGACCGCAATATCGTGAATCTACGTGCTGGCGATAAACCGCACCATGCGGTCAATAAGGCACAGCTTGATAAAAAAGACGCTGAGTGGAACCAGCTTGACCAATCAATGAAAGAGTCTATCGAGACGATGGGCAACCAAATCATTGAAGCCAAAGAGCATGTCAACATGGCTGGCTTGAAGTCCAGCGAAGCACAAGACCAAGCAGACCGTGCCTACACCCAAGCAGACCGTGCTGAGGATGAAGCAGATCGCGCTCAAATGGCTCAAAATGCGACAGGCCACCTACGCGACGAGGTGCAGACTCAGAAAGAGCTGGCGGAAAACTATAATAACGAAATCCGCGACATGCACGGTGAGATTGAGACGTATGTTACGGACGCTCAAGGCTACAAAGTTACAGCCGTGGAAGCAGCAAGCCAGACACAGAGCAATGCAGATGCCGTGCAACGAGACCGTGAAGCCGTGACAAATCTCAGGGATGACGTAGAGAATCGTCAAGATAAGGTAGTTGAGAAGCATATTGCTGTTCAAACGCTGCACAACGCGACCAAGCAGTACCGTGATGAAGCCCAGCTTATTGCTGGTAAGGCGGAAAACTACGTGGTCGATTATGGTGTCTGGAACCCCAAGCTAGGCTTACCGCCTAAACCTGCAACGTCTGCGCGGTGGAAAGCATCACAAGGCGGCACGGTTGAGGGAATAGGCGTGTTCCGTGCAGGCGACTGGCTGGATTACTCAGTCAAGACCGACAAGTTTTACCGTGAAGGCAATGTGTTGTCTGTTAATGGCCGGTCAGGGGATCTAACTCTCAACCACGAAGACGTGGGCGCATTTAGCCGCGCAGAGGCAAACAACCGTTTCCTGTTCAAAGATGAAAAAGCGGTCGATGCCACTAAGTTTGACGGCCTTGAAACCTCTCAGTTTGTGCGTAGCGACCAAGACACGGTATCTACAGGTAAGCTTACCTTGCAGAGGAAAGGGTGCGCACTAGACATTGGAGGTGGAAGCATCCTCGATGACAACGCTGCTTACATCCGTATGGGCAACGATGATTATCCTTGGAAGATTAACTACAACGGCACGACTCAGGGAACACCAGGCAATGAGTTCCAAATTGTCTCAGAAACAACAAGTAAAGGTATCCAGCTAGACCACGATGGAAACTTTGAGCTTAAAAAGGGTGACGAATGGGAAAAAGTTGCCACTGTAAACTCAGACATTAGCGGGAACGCTGCGACGGCTACAAACGCCCAGTCTTCTGCTGATTCAGAGAAATTGAATGGCCGTGCAGACCACTACCACCCTGAGAACAAACCAACCCCTACCGATCTTGGCGCAGAGCCTTCTCTCAATGCCACACAGAAACGCCCTATCCATATTGGGACGGAGCCACCTGCTGCGGACTTTGGAAGCGAAGGCGACATTTACATTGAATATAAGGAGGCTACATGAACATCCTCTGGTTGAAACTGAAGGACAAATGGGTGCCTGTAGGTGCTCAATCTAAAGAAGATTTAGGTCTTGATAAAGTGCAAAACTTTGGGCACACCGACAGCTATACAGATGGAAGTCCTGATAAGTATGCAACGGCTGCTGCTTTGAAGGCGCTGAAAGAATACGTTGAAAGCAAAACACAGTAAGGAAGGTTTTCATAAACGACTTAAAGTTCAAAATTGGTGAGAATTGGCTGCCTGTAGGTGCTCAATCTAAAGAAGACGTTGGTCTTGGCAAGGTGCAAAACTTTGGGCACACAGACAGCTATACAGACGGCAGTTCATCGAAGTATGTCACTGCCAAAGCTGTGAAAGATCTGAAAGAGTACGCTGACAACTTAATCGCTTTAATCCCTAAAGCGGGGACGTCTTATCTGAAAAAGTCTGTCAATTATGGTGTAGGACGTTACGACGAAAGAGGCAAGTGGAAGACCATTTACACCTTTCAGCGAAGTGGCCGTTGCACTGTGTGGCTGCGTCAAGAAAATGTTGGGGACGGTTACGGGCGCTACCGTCTATATCTAAACAGCTCAATAGTTGCGCGTACAGGACGTATAAACCATCACCATGTAAGGCATAAAGTGATTCGCGCTGATATAAGCTTTAACAAAGGCGACACATTGAAGATGTACATACGCATTGACGACAACCGCGCAAGCTACACCACGCGATTTATGGGGCGCATCTACACAGGAAACGACGTACCTATCTAAGAAGCATTAAATTTTTAAAAAGGAGGACAAATAAAATCAAAGTGGCTATCCGCCTTGGTGGCGTTAAGCGTCGCTCTAGGCGGTTGGGCGTGGAATCTTAGCGCCCGTCTCTCAGTCGTGGAGACAAATCAAAAGTTCCTGATGGAACAGCGACAAGAAGTGAAACAGATCGTTGAGCTCAACTATAAGATGGATAAACGCTTATCTATTCTCGAAAACTATGTAATGAACCTAAAAGAGGAGCAACTACCATAACTGGAATCTTATTTGTATTGAAAACCGTTGTAAAAAACGTCGCATGGTCTTTCTTTGGCGAACGTCTGCTGACTAAAGCAGCTTTCGGCATCCTTGGTGTAGTCGCAAAGCAGACCGATAACAAGCTTGATGACAAGCTGGTCGCAGAGGCTAAGAAGCGATACGAGGAGAAAGGCTAATAGCAGAAGACCCACAGAAACGCGCAGCCCGCCAGAAGAAGTACAACGCCCAACCAGAACAGCGTCGTAAACGAGCCGCAAACAATCGTGCAAGGCGATTGATGATTAAAAAGCACGGCAAGAAAGCAGTGCAAGGCAAAGACGTTGACCACAAGAGCGGCAACCCCATGAACAATAGTGGATCTAACTTGCGGATTATGAGCCGTAAGAAGAACCGTGGCCGCAATAACAACAAATGGAGGAACAAAGATAAGTAAAGACAACAAAGAAGATGTGTTGTCGCAGCTTGACTTGTTGCTAGCCAAAGAGCTACTAGAACGCACTAAGTCAGGCGTGGCGACTGCTTCTGAGCTACGAGAAGCCCGAGCATATCTAAACGATAACAAAGACCTTCTCAACTTCAATCCCGAGCATCCCGCTCACGCAATCACTGAGCATCTTCCTGATGTGAGTGACTTACCCGACGTTTACACCCATTAAAGCCCACACAAAGCCCTGAGCAGCCGCTTGGGGCTTTTTTACAGATAACCAACAAGAAACACGCACAGAACGATTTTGACGCCCGTGTGAAGGCTGACTTCCGACTGTTCCTTTGCCTTGTCTGGAAGCACTTACGATTACCTGAGCCTACCGATGTTCAGTATGATATTGCCTATTACCTCCAAAACGCGCCCAAACGTGCAATCGTTGAGGCGTTTCGAGGGGTAGGTAAGAGCTGGATTACATCGGCTTTCGTGGTCTGGCTGCTTCACCGGAACCCACAGCTTCGTATCATGGTGGTCTCAGCGTCCAAAGAACGCGCTGATAGCTTCTCTCAGTTCACTAAACGCTTAATCGCTGATATTCCCTTCCTACAGTATTTGTCGCCCACAGGGCAGCAAAGAGACCGCATGGACGTCTTTGATGTGGCTCCCGCGCAAAACGACCATTCACCCTCTGTGAAGTCGGTAGGTATCACAGGCCAACTTACAGGCTCCCGTGCTGACATTATCATTGCTGATGACATTGAGGTACTAAACAACTCAAGCACTCAGGACGCCCGAGACAAGCTATCTGAGCTAGTGAAAGAGTTTGATGCAATCTTGAAGCCCCTAGACAGCTCTCGGATCTTGTTCCTTGGTACACCTCAGACCGAAATGTCAATCTATAACACGCTTGGCGAACGTGGCTACGAGGTGCAAATCTGGCCTGCTCAATTCCCGTCAGAGCCACAACAAGACGCCTATGTGTTCAACGGCAAATCACGTCTGGCTGCGTCCATCCTTCACAAGGTCAAAGAAGACCCTGAGCGGATAGGGCACACGACTGACCCTAAACGCTTCTCTGATGAAGACCTTTTAGAGCGTCGGGTGTCTTATGGTAAGGCTGGTTTCGCCTTGCAGTTCATGCTCGATACAGCTCTCAGTGACGCAGACAAGTACCCGCTCAAACTCCAAGACCTCATTGTGCATAACGTTGGTCGTGAGAAGGCACCTAGCTCCTTCGAGTGGTGTAATGACCCTGATAAGCGCGTGAAAGACCTTGAAGCCCTTGGCCTCTCGGGTGACTACTACTATCGCCCTCTGTGGTACTCAGGCACCATCAGCGAGTTCACAGGTCGCTTATTGACGATTGACCCTGCTGGCCGTGGTAAGGACGAAATGGCCTACAACGTGACATACTTCTTGAATGGCTACGTGTTCTTAGTGGAGTCGAAAGGCTTGCTAGACGGGTACGCAGAGAAGAACCTGAAACACTTGGCACAGGTCGCAAAGAGACACAATGTGCATAAGGTCATCTACGAGTCTAACTTTGGCGATGGGATGTTTGGGCAGCTTCTACGGCCTGTATTGAACCGTGTATACCCGTGCAACGTTGAAGAAGTTCGACACAGTACGCAGAAAGAACGTCGCATCATCGACACACTTGAGCCAACGCTGATGCAGCATCGTCTGGTCGTTGATTACAAGGTAGTGGAGAAGGACTTCGAGGATACCACGAACGACGTGAACTATTCTCTGTTCTTCCAAATGGCTCGCTTAACGGCAGAGCGGGGCGCATTGAAACATGATGACCGCCTTGATGCCTTGGCTATGGCCGTTAACTACTGGGTGGAGCAGATGAATGCTGACGCTCAACGTATCGAGCTAGAACAACGTCAGGAAGCACTAGAGAAAGAGCTACAAGATTTCCTAGACTACGCACAGGGCGGCTCACAGGCTCCGCTTGGGCTTAGCTTAGCTGAGACTGGCAGCTGGTTCGGCTAATTGTCTTCTTGAGCGGATAAACATTCTAACTCCAGATCCCCAAGCTCTCCGAGAATGTGGAATATCTTAGACTTTTCAATAGAAGGCTCTAATTCTTTATCTTTAATTCTAAGCTTACACCTAAGGTTATGGAGAGCTTGACTTTCAATTTTAATATACGTCCTATAGAAATAACTCTCAACTCTTTCTTTGAAAAATTGGGCAAAAAGAACACAGTCGTTCAATGTCCAATTTTTTAAAATCGCATTAACAACATCATCTGTATCTTCGGGTCTCAGTATAACTCTATATTCATCATTATCATCATTATCATCATTATCATCATAATAATCATAATAATCATAATAATCAAACGCACTAGACCATGATATAAGCATTCTCCTTTTTTGTTCGCTGTCTATATCCAAAAGGAAGTTGTTTTTTACTATTTCTATAAAATCATTATAGAAGTGCTTGGCTTTTTCTGTGGAAAGATGTCTGGAAAATGCAGAAAATATAGCTTGTGTGTCTCTTAGGTTGAATTGTTTTTCTGGCGAGGATTTTATGTTCTCCATAATCTTGTTGGTTTTTTCTATGTCCGCTTTTATTATCTTTATTTCATGTAAATAAAGATATCGATCGAGAGCGCGAACCCACAGGCCAAAAGAGGGAGTTGTCTCCTTGAATAGGTATTTCTCTATTTCTTCTTTGTACGCTCTGAATTTAGAGTTGTCGCCTTCAAAAGAGTTATCAAATAATACTTTTTCAATGCTGCTTTTCTTGTGAGGAAGCTCTATTATATGAGAAATTTTATTTTCCATCCCNGCAGTAATCAATAAAGTCAACGCTTATTTGACTATTTTGATGGATGTTGATTATTCTACTGAGTTTGTCGAGATCTGAATTATCTTTAATTCTATTATTAGCTTTTAATGTGGTAACAAGAAGGTTCGAACTATACTCTTGAATTTGATCTATATTTCTTATCATGTCGTAACTATGGCCTTTGCTGTAGTATGCATGACAGATCCTAACTATAATCGGAATGATTATTTTTTTCGAGTTTTCATAGTCTATGCTCTTCTCTAGTTTTATTTTTTCTAGAGTTTCCTTCGTTGTTTGTAAGATGCGTTTGATTGTTCTGAAGTTACTTTCTTTTAGTTTGGTTACTTCCTTGATGATGATTTTATGAATAGATGGGTCGCTTACTTCATTAACAATGAAAGAGTTTGTTTGGTCACCAATGCAGTCGATGTGTATTTGTTTTAAAAAGATTTTCTCTCGTGTGTTGGTGTCAAGTTTCTCCGCGTCTGTTAAAAAAACGAACCAAATACTATTCTCCTCTGCTAGCCTGAGACAGTCACCTATTATTTCTGACCTGAGATCGTTTTGAGGTAAGCGTTCAATATCATCTACGATAATTGCCATATTAGAGAGTTTTGAAAATATATGATGTTTTATAGGTCCTGTCACCGCATTAATCACACCGCTTATGGTAGTTTTGTTTGTGCCTAAACTCTCAATGAGGGGGGAGCAGCTAGAAAAAAGGCTTTTTGCACTATCTTTTAAGTTTAAAGAGTCTTCTGAATTTACTAACGATAGTGATATCAATTTGTCTCTGAAGTCGTTTAAACTTGAGATTCCGTACACAGAAATATAGTGGGTCTTTATTTCAGGCTTCTGAGATGTTAAATAAGGTATGAGGTATTGTCGAGTATTGTAGGTTTTACCTGAACCCCAAGAGCCGTTTAGAGCGACAATTGGAGGAAAGCTATCTTCTTCTAGAAGACTTAAAATTGGCTGGCACAGCCTTTCATCAATGCTATGGGAATCAGTCATCATTGCTCCTTTAGACCTTTATTATCCTGTTTTAAATTTCCAACGTCTAATTGAAGGAGCCTAAGGGAAACTTATAGTATATACATCTAGAGTGTTCCTATAGCTAACCCATAGCCACCTTCATATTCCTTGCTGTCTAGTCTACAGTTCGCTCTTCACTGGCTGTGCCTATCTAGAATACGCTAACCCTTGGTCAGCTCAAAGCAGTTCGAGTGTTTTCTGACCACTACCTCATAAAGTTTTCATCGCTCGCTACATTCTCATATCCAACTTCCGCCTGTAGCGAGGCAATCATATTCTTTAGCTGCATGTTCTCGATGGTCGATAGGCTGCCACCTTTGCCGTCCATCAAAAACTCTAACTGAGGCTTAGTCATAGGCTTATTCGCGATAAACATAGCATATAGGCGGTCTACCTCATTGCCATTCACGTTGCTATCTGCTGGCGATAGAAGCTGCTCTGGCTCATTCACCTGTAGACCCGTCAACTCAGCAAACAATTTTCTGTTCAGACGATACACGTTCACAAGATGACCGCCTTTGTCGCTGGTCGATGAATGTTTTTCGATGATGCCAGAAGCAACCAGACGCTTTACATTGGCGCTTACGGTCGTCACAGACCACCCCGTATCACGTGCCAAGCGTTTCAGCGATGGATAACACACAAAATCACTATCGAAATACATAGATAGTTGCATTAGCAGAAAGCGTTCGTTTGCCTTTAGGTTGAGCGTTTGCGGTGGAATCTGTCCTAACATCTTGGTCATCTCAAACTGTGTGGTCGGAAATTTAATAGCTTCGCGCTTAGTGTTTTTCATTATAACGTACCTAAAGACTGTTGTGTACCACTCAAGAAACGCAAGCATCCTATCACCGGTATTTTAGATGCACAAGTGCTATATAAAAATAGCGACCCGTTTGATTGCTTAATAAACTTGACTAGGTAAGCTATGGGTACTTATGTTTCTTAACACCCCTTTCAAAACTTTATATTGCGACCCTAGTTAAGCAACTGGTAACAAACAAATCATTATAAACAAATCATTAATCAAAGGGCTTACGCCGCTACCGCTCAATTTCTCTCTGTCTCTCAAAATGAAAAAGACAAGGGCAGTGCATCTTGATACTCTTGGTCTGTAATCGAGTCATGGAGACCAAAGTAATGCCGCTTTACCTGAACTACTATGATGGAATGCTCTCGGTCGATGAAGCACGTCTCTCAGACGAAGAAAGCGACCTCCCCACGATCTTATTCAACTACCAGTACACGCCACACGTCGTGAAGACCATGGCGCTTGAAGAAAACTCAGTGCAAGGCTTGAGTGATGTGGTCGGTGATGTGAGCTGGCGCGAAAAGTACAACTTCGATGAAGTCTATGACGAAGCCTATAGCTGGCTGTTGTTCCAGCTTAGAATCCAAGAAGCACTTGAGCGCGACGATGCAGGCATCACAGATGAAGATTTTGGTCTTATTGACGGGGAAGTGACCCCATAAGCCTTGGTTAGCTCGAACTAGTTGTTAAACTACTGTAAGGCTGTTTGTGTTCTCAGTGTTTACACAGACACTACTGTCTGGCATAGTGCGCGGGTTTCTCTCACAGACCAACACACAGACAGGCTCACAGCCTTGGTCAGATCGAGTCATATCGGTTACTAATTGAACACCGGAAGTTTTACTTGAAAAAATCTGAAAGCCCTTTTCCTAAATAATGAATTGGGACTTCCCCCCATAGCCCACCTGTACAAATCCTGAGCGATGAATAGGTATGCACGAGATTAGCTATATATGCTCAATAATGCCGATACGGGTGCATAGATATGCTACTTTGGATTCTCCTAATGTGTGACAGGCCGTGGATTTAGAATCCCTTTTTTGTCACAAGTGGAAGCAATCGGCCTTTTCCCTGCTGTTTTTGTACTAGCCACTGAGTACACTATCCTGCCCAAGGGGGAAGCCCACAGCTAGACACACAGCCACCACACGGCCAAGCCCACAGCCACCGCATCGACAGCCACACACTAGGCCAAGCAATCAGACCACTACAGCCACACACACACACGCAGACCACACACAGCCACGCATTAAGCCAAGCTAACCAACTGCATTAAGACAGATACACAGACACACAGACACACAGACACACAGACAGACACACAGCCACACACTAGGCCAAGCAGTACGCCCATATAAGATAGAAATGGGCGCGGCTACTATAATTGATATAGCTTAGTCAATATATTTTTGCCTANTAGGTGGTCTTTTGTGGTCTATATGCTCATTCTTTGGCCTGATTGAGCTGGGCAAGGGAAAGGGCAAGAAAAAAGAGAAAATTTTTATCTGTCTAAGTGCTTGTTTTTATTGCCATGCATAAAAAACTTATACTAATTACTTAAATTTTTTAATTTGTTCTGTTGCATATACAGTCGCTAGTGAATAGTATACACACATCGACACGGCACGGGGCATCACACAACGCTCTCACGCTTACTCGATATGCTCTTTAACAATTAGGATTAACGCTTTGTTTCTTATAGACAAAAGCAAGGTAAGCCACCTGATAGCCTGCGATGCAGTGAGGGTAAGGAATCCAAGAGTTGGCCTTGTGAGCTACTTAAAAAAGCGTGATGGTGCCCAACAATCTTGGATAAGTGAGGGAGGGAGTACAAAAGACTATCACAGCTTTTCTAGTTGCTTTCGTGGTGTGTCGTTCCGACGGCATAGCCTGAAACCAATTAGTAAGAGGCAGGAACCATGAGACTCAATATTTATGAGGGCTGCAAGGTACAAGTAGACGGCTGGAAGGAGTGGTATCAGGTCGCTAGGGTCGGTCAGGGTTACTTGACTCTTTTCGACTTCTCAGGCGTGGTCTGGTTTAGCTCAATCACAGACGCTAAGGATTGAGGGCTTATTCGTGGGGCTGCTGAGCGCGGCCTCACCGATAAACTTTTAAATCAATCAAGCGGGGCAAACATGAAGTTATCAGAAGCATCAGAGGCGCTGTCTACAGCGGTACGCGAGATTTACGGTGTGAGCTTGGGCTGCGCTATGAAAGATCCAGAAGAAACCGGACGCGCTCTAAGAGTGTTTAGGCGAGGGGAGGCGACCTTAGAGGAGGCGGCAGCAATCGCATATAACGCGATTAAAGCGGAAAACCTAGAGGTGGCAAGACGTGCGGCCATACAGATTAACACATATAACGCACGTCTAGCTGAGCAATCAGCACATTAAAAAGGCTTATTCGTGGGGCTGCTAAGCGCGGCCTCACAGATAATTTTTTTTGATAAACCTAGCAGTAATTAGGGGAAAATATCATGTCAGTAGTAGAAGCTCCTGTAAGCCTTGAAGCACTGAAAGTAGCTCACAACTTCATCAAAGATAATCTAGAGGTTAACGCTATGCAGACCGACGCTATTTGCATTAGGCTGCACGGCCTTGGCGGGTTTGACTATTGGCTAGACGGTGAAGAAATCGCAGAGGCGGGAGGCGTCCAAGCGTACTTTAGTGAAAACGAGGTTGCAGACGGTTCAACTCTATATCACATCTTTAACCGTGATTGGGAAGTGATGGACACTGACGGGGGTCTAATCGACGACTTTTGCTGCTTCCGTTACTTTGGAACGTGTGACTTCGACGCCTTCAAGAAGGAGCTAGATTCAGACCTTGATGAAGAGGTCATCCGAGCGGCTATGTCTCTAGGTATCCCGCTTGATGAAGCTGAGGGTAGGTATATAGGACACTTTGAGTCAGAAACCGAGTTAGCGTATGACGCTGTAGACAGGCAGGCATTGCTGGAAGACGTGCCAAAACAGGTTGCGATGTATTTTGACTATGAGGCGTATGGGCGAGACCTGGCTATGGAAATGTCGCACCACGACGGCCACTACTTTAACCCTTAATCGGGCGGCCTTTTTACGCCCTCATACATGCACCAGCGACTAGCTATAACTAAGGCGGCCATAAAAACTGGTCGCCATGACATGCCAAGGGGAAACCATGCAGTTATTTGCCGAGATACTAAACCACGCAGACGACGTGCAAGCGATGGCCTACGCAGCGGGTGTGGTCTGGTCTGAGATAGAAACCACTGAAACGGACAAGTTCAGACACTGGCGACACGTTGGCGAGACTAACGGGGTAGCGGTCTGGCATTGCGGGGTCACTGATACCTATCTGTTTGAGGATGTGGGCGAATAAAGGGCTTATTGCTGGGGCTGTACGCGGCCTCAGTGGTAAACCTTTTAACAACAACGGTAGGGGAACGCGATGCGTGACGAAATGATGGTTATTGTGATGCAGTTAAACGGGCAGGATATGCTTAGAGTTACGCCGTCATCGGTCAGGAAGCAAGCCTATACGCCACTGCCTACGGGTGTCGATATGCACGACCGTATAGAAAAAGCACTCATTAATGATGGGATTGCGCACAACGTGACGATGGTCGGTCATGTGCGTGATTGCGGAAAGTCATCAGATTACCTAGTAACCTTTAACAGTGTAGCGGGTTTAACAGCGTGATTGTTGGAGTCGATAAATCAGAGTCGTTAGGGAGTTGGCACAATGATGAACTTTAAGGAGCGCCAAAAGCTTAGCCCGTCACGGTGGAAGCCTGACGCTCAAACAAAGAAACAGATCGCAAAGCTTGCGCGGTCTGGCCAATTCAGTAATAAGACTTTAACGGCTGTCTTTGGCGTCACCTATCGCCAGCTAAAAGACATAAAAAACACACACTAAGGGCGTCTCTGCGACGCTCTCACGCTCAACAAAGCAAGGCTGGCCGCTTCCTATGGCTGGCCTTTTTTTAGTCACTTAGAAAACGCTCTGTTTAGCTTTTGCGCGCTTGAGCAATTACTCGATCTACTTTCTAAGCGGTTAGGTTTTCACATGTATTATATAATTACTTGGCATGATTGAGATGTAAATGCGAGTAAAATCACATAGTTATGCAACCCATTCACTTTTTGTAATCTTGGTTCCTTTCTTTTTACTTCACTTTACCCATGTTATCTCTAAGGGGTTATAAATGAATATCGATGCACAAAAGATGCTTTTAGTCCTAGCTTGGCGTAGCGCGGACTTAGCGGTAGGTTGCTATAGAATGGGTATGGAATCCACAGCCTACAGGGCTTGGGAGGCGTCTAGCAAAATGCTTGCGGAGGTCTACAAGCTAAGACAGTCCTGATAATTATGCGCGGATGTATGTTTAAAGAGGTTGTCTAATTTTTTGAGGTGCTAACAGTTTGACTTTCCTATTCATTATGGATAAAAACATGCACCTTCAGTGGAAATAAAGACAACGAGAAAGGTATCTTTCACATGAGCATATTGAAATCAGGTGTTGACATACATACCATTGTAAGCGATTTTTTATTACCGCAAATGGATGCGCATGATATAACTAATACGGAAAATATAACTGTAGACACCACATGGTATGCCTTACAGTCTGATGATTGTGTTGAAGTGGTGTCTGTTTTAGAACACTGTAAAGTTGAAGGTTTTCCGTGTATCGAGACACACGTGGGGACTTTTATAGGAGTTAAAAAATATGGAGCCATTCCCGAGTGCTGCTTGTCAGGCTTTTAAGAAGCAAATACTAGCCTTTCGCGCCCTTGTTAGCCAAGAGTTTCATCCAGTGCAAATGATGATTTTTCTCGATGTTATCAATCAGCCTAAAGGCACTGTGACGGCCTCTTACGTACAGCATGCTTATGGTGTGTCACAGGTTTCAGCATCACGCCACTGTAGAGCATTGACCAAGCGCGTCAACGCTAACCGTGCAGGTCACGACCTGTGTTACTGGCAGCTTGATGATTACGATTTTCGCACCAAGGTGCTTGTGCTTACTGAAAAGGGTGAGCAGGTCGCAGAAGAAATGCGACAACACTTCTCACGCTAACGCCTCTGGTTAGCGGCATGGTTCACACAAGGCGGCTGAGGTCGCCTTTCTTTTTGAATAGAGGATGACGTAGTGACTATTCAGTATGTATCGAGGGGTATTGATACAAGTGTTATGCGACGCGCACAAAAGAAGCTAGAAATGGCCGAACGCGATCCGAGACGCATGATACGAAAGCTACGGAAGCAAGGCTCAAAGGTCATTGAGGTCGGCATGAATTACAGGCTCATAGACCACGGCAAGGGTTGGCGCCTTGTCACCCACAGTGAATACAATCGGGAGGTCTGGAAATGAGTGAAGCGTTAGTAAACAAGCATAAAATAGTGGTCAGGCAGCGCGGCAACTCATACCAAGCTGATTTTAAGGTTGGCGGGAAGCGTCGCCAGATAAGCCGGAAGACGGAAGACGGAAGAAGCGGCAAAACAAGCGGCCTTGGAAGTTTTAGGGGTCAAGGAGAAGGCGCCCGAGAAAGAAGGGATTACGCGCTACAAAAACGTAGAGCTGCTTATTAAGCAGGGCACAAGCAAAAAACACACGCTTGAGTATGCCTTTATTCGTGCCTGTAAGCGGAAGTGGAACGACGAGCAAAAGGACAGCGTGAAGACTCGCAGAATGGCTATACGTCTTCTTGACCACTTTGGCTGGAAGACACACCCGAAAGAAATCACATCGTTTGCGGTGGCTGAGTTCTGCGATGAAATGGTAGACCAAGGGAAGACAGGTAGCACGATTAACAGATACCTGAGTTGTTTAAGCGTCATGCTGCGAAACGCTGCGGTGGTCGGTGTGATTGACTCACTGCCTTACATCGAGCGAGCTAAGGAAGGCAAAAGGCGCGACCGTTTCTTCACAGAGCAAGAAGAAATGGCAATGATAAAGTTCATGGAGAACACAGGCCGGAAAGACTATGCAGACTTCATAAGACTTGGCATTGACACGGGGTGTCGGACAGGTGAGCTGATTGGTCTTTGTTGGGGTGATGTGGCAGATGACTTTGAAAGTATCCTGTTAAGAGACACAAAGAACGGTGAGCAGCGACGTGTGCCATTATTGAGTCGGTCGGCCAAGGCGTTGAGAAGACGTCAGTCTCTGGCAGGTGAGGCTAGGAAGCACACTCAGGTATTCAAGGGAATGACACAAGACAAGCTGTCATGGCACTGGAATAAGATGCGTCGGGAGTTAGGCTTCGAGAACGATCCGTGCTTTGTCCCTCACGTAATGCGCCACACATGCACGACAAGAATGGCTTCACGCAATATAACGTCAGACAAAATGATGGAATGGTTAGGCCACAAGTCGCCAGCAATGGTGAAGCGGTATACCCATATGAACATCACGCATCTTCAAGACGTTCGCAAGCTATTGGAAACGAAAAAGTGA